CCTTGCGGAATTGGTGCCTACCTTCCTCGTCTTTCGGTATGACGAAGTTCTTCCATTGCAGCGTGTGCATGTGCGAGCAATGCGGACACGGCACGAAATACCGGCGCTGGTCGGTTTTCAGGTATTCGGCCTCGATCCGGCATATATCCTTCACGCCCGGTGTGCTGGTCTTGAATATCTTGCGCTTGCGCCCGAACGTATTCGTCCGTTCCTCTGCCAGCCCAAGCGGGTCGCCTTCGCCGTCAACATCGAGCGGCCAGTTGCTGATCTCGTCAGCGAAAAGATACCTAATCGGCATCGAGCGCAGGCCAGCGGCTGAGTTCGCCCCGCCCATGAGCAGGATCCCGCCAGGAAATTCCTTCTCAAGCATGTTGTTACCGCCATCCCGGCTGCGATTCTGGGGCACCTTGTCGCGCAGGCTCGGTGTTTCCAGAATCATCGGGCTGATACGCTGCTTGGAGTAGCGCTTGGCGTTGTCCACGGTCGGCTGCACCAGCAGCATCGGACCTGGTGCCTCGTCGATCACATACCCAACCCAGTTATTCCCAGATTCCGATTTTCCGGTCTGGGCTGCGGCCATCAGCACGACTTCCTCGATGGGGCTGCTCGTACTCAGGCAGTCCATCGGTTCGCGCATGTAGGGCGTCCGGGCGCTTCGGTACTTACCCGGCTCTGCCGCACCCTTGCTGGGTAGCATCCGCTTGTCGTCTGCCCACTGCGTCACCGTGCGCCGGGTGGGCACGTTGAACACCTCGAAAAACCCACGGATTAACGGGTTCCTAGTGTCAAGCATACGTTTTCCGTAATTCTTGAACCGCCCGGTCTATTTCCTCGAGTAGCAGCCGGTGGATGTCGTGCGGTTCGCTCATTCCCGCCAGTTCGTCACTAATCCGGTCGGGGATGTTGTACATCGAGCTGATAATCACCGATGCAAGCTGCCTGCCCTGCTTTTCGACATCGGTTGCAGCAACCAGGTCACCTTGGGCCTCTTTCAGCTTGACGTTATCGAGCTGGAGTTTCACCAACTCACGCGCGCGCTGAATCTCGGCCAGCGGCATGCCTGACCGTGGCGACGGCGAGTCGTCTGGCTGCCTGAGTTGGGTGCGATTTTCTGGCGCTGCCGGTGGCCTGCCGTCTTCTCGCGGCCTACCGCCAGCGATGTTATGCGGGCGTTTCTGCGGGTGCATTGCGTTGGCCACCCAGGCCTCCGCCTGAGTATCGTAATCAATGCCACTGATGCGCCCTGTTTTGGGGTCTTTGTCGGCATAAATTCTGCCGTTTTGAACTCCTTTTTGTACTGCCGTGAGGCTTACGCCCACACGGCGAGCAAATTCGCGCAGTGTGACAATTTCCATATCATCCTTCGCGGCCTGGCACCCACGCCCTGCCGAAACCCGATGCGCGCGCCGAACCGCGCACCGTCATACCGGAACGATCCAACAGGCGCTCCAGCTCTTCATCTTCCATGCCCAGCCTGCGGCATATCTCGGCGCTATTCATTCCGGCTTTGACCATGCCGCGCACGATCTCAGCCATTTTCAGGACAGCATGCGTACCCCTGGCGCGATTGTGCCGTATCGTGCTCATCATGCGATGCACCGGGTCGGCCTGAATCGTCACTACCGGCACCATGCCGCCAGTCATGGCGCGGATGGCAGGCGTAGCGCTGACCGTCCAGCGGTGAAACCCGTCCACGATGGTGTTGTCGGGCAGGATGCAGATAGGGGAAGTCCAGCCGTCCTCGATAATGCTGGTTCTCAGCAGGTCGAGCTCAGGCGGCGCTACCGCGTTCGGGTTGTAATTATTCGCCCTCAGTTTCCCCCGAGCGATCCAGCGGACACGGCTGACTGGCTGATTTTCGGTGCTCACCGGCCTACCTCCGCGAGTGCCTGCTCAAGCGTCTGCCCGGTTTTCTTGCGGGTCAGATCGCCCTTGATCTGCATATTCCCGCTGCGCCTGCCTTTCAGGTCGCCCCTAAGCGCCAGAATGCAGAAAAACTGCCAGCTTGCCCCGCTTACCGGGTCGGCTTCCTCGGCGGGGATGTCTCTGCCCAGCGTCTTGCGATTGTGCAGGTCAATCAGTTCGGCAACGTTGGCGCGAATCTCGCCCTGCTCGGTTTTCGGCCAGAGCGCCACCAGATCATCGAACCACGTCCGCCAGGTCTTGCCTTCCGGCAGTTCGATGGTTCCGTAGCCGTACAGCTCGGTCTTGGCGTACCGGGCAGCGGTTGCAGCGCCGGGCACGCGCGCAATCATCTTGTGCCAGAGATGCGGCCAGCACTGCGCGTACTGATGCAACCCGCCGAGCGGTTCCTCGCCGTAGGGTGGGCACACGCGCTGGGCGCTGTGCGACACGCCAGCTTTGTCGAATACGTCATACGTCCGGTTGTAGTCCCAGCCGAACAGCTTGGGCGCCAGCCAGACATCCTCGGTCGTCCAGTCGTAGATCGGGCTGGCCGCGCAGTTATGCCCGTTTCTCGGCGACGTGATCCAGTTATCCTCAATCTTCATCGACACCATGCGCAGCCGTCGCAGGCTTTCCTGTGCCCGGATACCGCGAACATCGGCCACCATGCCGTGCTCTGCCCCATACACCAGCGGTGCGCAGTCGGGCATCGACATGCCCAGGCTGAAACCGGGCAGCTTCGTGATCGCGGTCTTTGGCAGTTCGCGCACCCAGATGCCACGCTCTGCCGGGTTCCATGGATACCAGTAGGGCGATTTTCGGCTGCATGCGTTCCTGTGCTGAACCGGGATGCAGTACCAGCGGAAGCGAATATCCGGGCGCGCTGCTACCCGGTGCAGGTATTCGACGGTTTCCGGGTGAATCGCTTCCTCATCGAACGTGTACACGTCCAGCGGTAGCCGTCCACGTTCACTGGCAACCATCAGCGCCAGATTCAGGCATACGGTGGAATCCTTGCCACCGGAAAACGACACGCACACCTTGTCGAAGCGGTCGAACAGCAGATTCATGCGCTCAAGCGCTTTGTCGAACACGTTGGCACGAAGAATCTTGCGGCGAAATAGCTTAGCCATCAGAGCGTCCTGATCGTTTCAATTTCGGATGCGCGGACACCATCCACAAACGTCCTGCCGATCATCGGGTGGCTCTCGTCTGTAGGTCCGACATCGCTGTCCGGGTGCCAGGCGATCACGTCCAGGTGCTTGTCGGTCGTCCTGAAACGGTGCGGCGCGTTGGCCGGAATCCGCCAGAGTACGCCGGGCGCCAGTTCCGTTACTCCGTCCGGGGTCACACACTGCCCCCGGCCACGGTGCACCACACCGATGCGGTCGCTCGGGTGCGTGTGCATGATCTGCTCGACACCAGGCGGGATGTGCAGGTGATTCAGGCAGGCCTCGCCCTTACGCCACGGCTGGATCAGTACGCTGTCGGTGCAGCCGTTGATGTACTTGAGCCGCCCCTGGCTCTCGACCGGTCCACCGGTCATGAACGGGAAATCGCCTCCAGGCTGGTAGATCAACAGAATCCGACCGCCCGGGTTGGTCAGATCGCCAGCGCCCGACTGGATCACGAAGTAACATCCGCTGCCGATGCTGTGCGCCCTGCCACGGTGCCGCAGGGTGGCGTTCTCGCCGTCCACGACAAACCCGAATACCGCGCCAGGCTTGCCGAATCGGTAAAGCGCATCCCAGGCGGGATTGTGCGCTGCAATAACCGATGCAGTGGCCGAGCTGAATACCGGTCCACCAGTCCACGGAAACGTTTCAAGCATCGAGATACTTCCTCGCAATCACAAGCATGGCGTCTGCGGTCTGTTCCAGTCCGTGCTGTTTCTTCGCGGCTGCCACCGCGTCATAGACCACCTGACGGGCTTCGAAGGTCATGAGCACGTTGAACGGCACCATATCGGCCAGCGGCGGCGGTTCGTCCTGGCTGGGCGCAGGCTCGTCACTAGCTGGTGCTGGTTCTTCGTCGGGTTCTTCGTCGGCCTGTGCTGGTGCCGGGTTGTTGACCTGCTCCAGCTTGGACAGCTCGGCCAGCGCGCTCATTTCTAGCGCGTCGAATTCGGACTGGCTGAAACCGGTCGAGGTGATGTCGCCCAGGCCTTCCATGATCGCCGAGAGTTCGTCCGCCAGCTTGGCATCGTCCCAGTCGGCGAATGTCGCGGTCTTGTTGTCGGCGATCCTGAGCGCCCTGACCTGATCGGGGCTCAGGTCTTTGGCTACATGCACCGGCACGGTCTTGAGTTTCAGCAACTGCGCGGCAGCGTGTCGGCTGTGACCGGCAACGATTACCCCATCAGAGTCCACGACAATCGGCTGACGCCAGCCGAATGACTTGATCGACTCGGCCACCTTCTCTGCGGCGTTCCTGAGCACTCGCGGATTGTTCGGGTAAGGCCTAATTTTTGACAGCGGCCAGTCTTCGATCAGCATACGGGCTTCGGCTCCAGTGACAACTCAAGGTTGTCGCATTGTATGCTGGTTTATTACGTTGTACAACTTGGCAATATGTTGTCG